AACTGGCGTCAGTTGACCCAGATCATCGACCGCCCCCGCGACGGTCTTTCGCACACCCGCGAACGCCGTCTCGAAATCGATCCCGACCTTCGCGACCGAACCCCCGAGCGCCGCCAATGGCAGCGTGATCGACTTCGTGAGGGCCATCCCGACGCTCTGCATCTGGGCGCCGATTTTCTTGAAGTCGTTCCCCGCCTTCGTAAACTCCACCGCCGTCGATTTGACAGCACTCGCCGCTTTACCCATGTCCGCTTGGAACTGGGCAATCGACGCACTGAGTTCAATCCGGAGAGAGCCGACCGTGGCGGCCATTTACTTCGTCTTCTTTCCCTTCTTCTGCTCATCCGCCGCGGCGTACCGCTCACGGATGGCTTGCATCTGCTCTCTCTCTAGCCGCCAGTCGACGATTGGTTGCGACGTCCCTACGCCAGCCCGCGCCTCCCGTAACTTCTTCAGCGCCACGTCCCATTGGTCGAGGCGCGCCTGCCGCGCGAACATCTCGGTACACCACGCGGTAAAAAACGCCCGTTCAATATCCCGGTCGTAGCGGCGACGATCGATTTCCATGACATCCGAGAGTTCCTGAAATGTCCTGAGCGCTCCGAACTGATCCGGGGAGAGCCCGGCCACACCGGCTTCTATGCGCTGGCGTCGCCACTTGGCTCGGTAGGGTTTACCGCACCCTCCTCCGTCTCTTCCTCTGTGCCGTACCGCATCCACTTGAGCCCGACATTCAACGCGTCAATCACCGGCTTATAGCCGACGGCGTTCAGGATTTCCCCGGCCCTCGTATCCGTCATCGGCTTGGCATTCTTGGGCTGCACCGACGTCACCCGCACGATCGTCCGCAGCGAACGCACACTCATATTGGAGAGATCCCGTGTGATTTCCCCGAAATCCTTATTGAGGGCCATCTCGATGCCGGCCATATTGTTCGGTGTAAACGCCAAGACGTACGTGCTGTCATCCAGCCGCGACTTCAGTTCCACTTCGCCCAACGCTTCATTCACCACGAGAGACACTTCACTTCAGCAGGCGAGCCTACATAACCTCGACCCGTGGCGCCTGCCAGCAACCACGCTCACATCCCTGCCGGGAAGTCGAGAGAGACGTCTGTCTCGAGAACGAACCGAATCGACTAGCTCGACGTGAAGACCGGGGCGCCGGTGACGCGAAGCGTGACCGTGAATTTCAGCTTGTCGCCCACCGCCGCTGGACTCGACGCCGACTTGACATACGCGTCGAACGCGTCCGTCGAGCCGTCGGGATAGTGCTTGACGAATCCCGTGACGTCGCCACTCAGGTACAGCGCCCGTAGCGCCGCTTGCGTGGCATCACCCGGGATGTAGTTGCATTCGAGCGTCATGTCGTCGTTGTCCTTAAACGACTGCTTGTACTCGCGGTAGCCCCCGGTGCTCCGGAGATGCGTGAAGTCGAGTTCGTCAGACGTGCCCGCAGGACCCGGAATCGTGGAGCATTCCGGAATCTCTGCGAAGGTCTGTGGGGACGCCCCGCTCCCCAGCATGATGTATGTGCCCTGTGAGGAAATACCGTCTGACATCGTCCTGCTCCTTCTGTAAACGAATCGTGACCAATGGACCGCCCAAAGAAAAAGGCCGCCCCCACTACGCGCGTATGCAACGCGAGAGCGAGAGCGGCCTGATCTCTGGCGGCTTGATGGTGTTGGTCTTCCCCGTTTCCAGGCGGGGCGTCGCTCAAGCCAAGCGACGGTTTGCAGGGTGGCTGCTAGACCAACGAGTCAAGAGAGAGCCTATGGACTCATGGGCATTCCCTTTTGCACGGCCTTTTGCGTGGCCAAATGAAAGGCATATTGTTCAACAATGTGCAAGGGGACCTGGCCCGCGGCGATCGGCAGACGCTCTTTCATCAGCGCCCACGTCTCATCCGACCGAATGGCATCGAGCAATTCGTGTCCGCGCCACGTCAACAACAACTGTCGACGGGCTACGCGATCCCGCAGCGACGACGAGTCCTCGCTCTCTAGATATCCAGCCTCAGCCAACAGACTTGCGTTCCTGAGCAGCGCGCTCGACGCCGCATCGCCCGCCACCACAATCTCGTGCGGCCCCGGGGCGGCCTCCACGTCAAACAGCAGACGGCGCATCAGCTCCATGTCTCGCATCATGCGGCCACCGGATGCACACCATGCCAGATCAGAAAATCGCCTGACCATCGAAAGTACCCACCGTTTACGTCGGGGTCGAACAAATCCCGGGCCCCGTCATATTCCACATCTGTGTCATAGTCGGCGGGCGGCGACGGCGCTGGATCGCTCATCACGCCGCTGTAGCCTTCAAGCCGGGACCGCACCAAGCCGCCCAATGTCTGCGCATCGGTGTAGGCCGTGGCTGAACTCTTCTCCCACATCCAGCAATCAATCTGATACCGAGGACGCGCCAACGATGCCTTGCCCTTCAGCACCTTCGCCGTGAACTCGCTGACCTTCAGCACTGTGATCGCAGGATAAAGTGCCCCCTGCGGCAACTTAACTGGATAGATCCGGGTCCCGACGGACGCCGCGATCGTGGCATCCGCCAAGAGGAACAACCGCAGGGCCCGGTAGATCTCAACCATCTATCCAGCCAACCGCTTTGCGGCGCGTTCCACTGCAGAACCGAGTTCATTGCCGAGCCGGTCGATCAGCGCTTGGCCATCCCGATCAAACGCCGGCCGCATGAATGGCCGCGCGGTTTCATTTTTTGTGCCCCACTCCGCAAAGCTGAGGTAGAAATGCCCTCGGTCAGGGCCAATCCAGACATTCGCCTCAAGGTCATTTCCTGAATTTTGGTCGGTGAACTTTCTCACTTTCACTGAGTCCGCCGCGTGCCCCGCTCGCGACGGCGTATCCGACCTAGGCGCAGTGTACGCCGCAGTGGCAGCCATCGGAATCGCGGCGGTGCGGAGGGCCGAACTCAGCACCCTGCCGGCGATCTCTTCCGGCAATCGGCGCAGATTCCGCTCCGTATCATCAAATCCAGATATCTTAAACTCGCTCATCCGTTACCATCCGCACGGGCGACCACTGGGACCAACCACCCTTCGCCCCTACCGATCTCGATCGGCGGCTTCACGTCCCAATACTTCCCGTCGTCTGAGAGAATCCGCGTTCCAGCCGCTGTTGGTGCCGGCGAGATTCCGTAGATTTTCCACGCGCCGTCCGCGTAGCTCTCTTGCCGCCCTTGCGCGAGCCAGATCTCCCTGCTTCCCGCAGGGAGCCATTCCGCCCACACGACCCTTGCATCCAGGGCATCCGCATCCCATGTAATGACTTCCTCTCCCGTACCGCTGTCTTGCGTCTTGACGCCGGTGATCAAGGTGATCTCTCGGTCCAGATCGCCTGCGTTGATCCCGCTCACGCCGTCACCATAGTCGTCCGCGGCGGGAACTTGGGCAGTGCCGTGTACTTGAACCCGCGCATGATCTGATCAACACCTAACGGCAACGAGGATAACGCCGATTCGAACCGCGTCTCCACCGTCTCTGATCGGTACTTGTGAAACTGCCCGACGAGCAGATAGAGCATCGTCCGCACCAGTTCCGGCACATCACCAGGCGTCGAGCCATAGCCCGCCTGGAACCGCACGCGGACCGAACCGGAAACGGCCTGCACCGTGGGCCACGTCCCGCCGTAGCCCAGTTGGACCCACCCTGGAGCCGCTTGCGGACCGGACGGGGCCATCACCGTATACGTCGCGAGTTCCCACGTCGCGCGCATGACCTGACGGCCGGTCTGCTCCTCGAAATACTGGCGCGCCGCTGAAATCCAGCCGTCAAGCAGCGTGTCCTCCGTCGTGGGCCCAAACCGCAGATGCTTCTTTACCTGGTCCAGATCGAGGGGCTCGAGCGCCGGGCCTTCAATCAACGTGAGAGTGGACGGGATGAGTTCGCGGCTCATCGCCAATGCTCCCGCACCCAAGCGGAACTTTGCCCAACCTGACCCCAAGGGTCGTCGCGACCGTGCCAAAACACAATGCGCGCATCGCCTGGCAAGGCCGCCCTCTTCGGCTTGAGGTCGTTACGCCAACTGTAGACGCCATCCGCACGCGTCCACTTCTTCTCGTTGGGACCGAGGCAGTAGCTGATCCATCCTTGATCCGAGCCCCAGCACTGCGCCGCCTTCGCCTTTCGCGGAGACGTCGTTGGATCAAATGTGGTCCAGACCTTCGGACGTGCACCCGCCGTCAGAAGCATCATGGAGCAGTTATAGGCGGTCGTCGGGTTCGTGTCGCCCCATACCATGAAGTCCTCTGATCGATCCCACACTGGCGTCATGTCTCCTGTGATGACGCAGTCGAGATCCAGCGACACGAATCGCGGCCCGATGAGCGTAGCCGCTTCCAGTGAAAACAACTTCAGGCGACGGTAGCAACTCGGGTTCCTCTCGCCGTGTGGACTTGGCACATTCGCGAAGTCATCCCATAGCGGAACGATCCGTACGTCAGCGTCGATACCTGCCGGATCATCTGTCACGCACGTGAACCGGTGATCACCGCGGTAATTGCGGGCGACCATCTTCCGAAGGACGTTGACCGTTTCTGGCCCAAATGTGGACCGATAGCCCGCCGCCGGCTTCCAGCGAAAGCACACTACGTCGAGCACGCCGGCACCACTTCTGACGGCCGCACAAGGCACGCCACTTCTTCGTAGGGGGTCAGCCCATGCAACGGCTTCCAGTTCGGGATCAGCGCCCGCGCCTGTTTCCGGCGCTGCAGTTCCGCGTCATTCTCTGGATCGCCTTTGCGCGTGTACACGGACGGCAAGGTCGACGCATCAGGAATCACGGATCGGGGATACCGGATCATCGGCTCAACGAGGCCCACATGTGCCCGCGCGGCAGCCATCACGCGGTCCTTGAATTCTCCGCTCGTCCCATAACAACCCGAAAGCGCCTCGTCATACCCACCGACGCGCGGATCGAAGAACATCGCCTTCGTCATCAGCCAGGTGTCGTTGTGCGGCTTGTAGCCGGAGCAGTCCTTGAGCCTATAGGGCCAGGGATGCGGCGCGTCAACACGAGAGAAGCGATAGACGTTGCGAGGATCCAACGCTCCGTCCAGAATCCGGAGCAGGGTGACCAGGGGCAGACCGTGATCAATGTCCGTGAGCAGCAGCCATTCCGTTGTCGACAACTTCGCCCCGAGGTTGCGACAACAAAGCCAATTCCAACGCTTCTTCTCAAGCAACCGGTACGCACGGAACGACGCGAGCCCCTCGCAGTTCATTGATTTCCCAGACAGCCGCGAGCCCTTCGGTGAGCAGTCATCAACCACGACGACGTGCACGCGCGCTCGGATCTCGGGTGGATAACTGCCCCAGATGGCACCTTGTTCGACCAACATCCCCTGGTTGCAAAAGAACGGCAGCACGATTGTCAGTTCCCTCATGCCGCCACCACCGCGAACACCACATCCGACCCTTGCTGCCGAGAGACTTCGCGATAGCCGAATCCCTTGAGGATCTGCCGCACCTCCGCGTCGGTCTGGCCGTACCGATCCGTAAAGTTCCGGAGTTCCACTTGGATCACCGGGTGGCAGCGCTCAATGGTGTCCACCGCACCGACGAGCGCGTGCCACTCGTACCCCTCGACGTCCAGTTGCAGGAAGTCCAGATCGTTCAAATCAAGACTGTCCACGGTCGTGACTGGCACGTCCTGGCCATCCACCACTCGATGTGATCCCAAGCTGCGATGCTGAAGCCCACACGTGCCAGACGCGGCCCCGAGCGCAAAGGGCCTGACATCCACCGAGGCCGGGACGTTCATCGCCAAGCATTCCCTGCTCACCGAATCAGGCTCAAATGTGATCACGCGCTGGAAGGACTCCGCCAAGCGCCGCGGCCACAG